ATTTAACTAACAACGCTTTAAAAGCTAGTATAGGTAAATTTAATGTAGCAACTCTACATGAAATAGACGATTTACATCTTTATGATTTTGGTATATACATGGAGTTAGAGCCTGAAGAAGAGGAAAAAGCAATGTTAGAGCAAAACATACAAATGGCTCTTCAACAAAACCAAATATATCTTGAAGATGCTATCGATATTAGGGAGATAAGAAACTTAACTTTAGCTAATCAAGTTTTAAAATACAAAAGAGTTAAAAAGCAAGAAGCTGATCAACAAGCTCAAATGGCTAATATTGCTGCTCAAGCAGATTCTAACTCAGAAGCTTCAGAAAAAGCTTCAATGCAAGAGGTACAGAAAGGTGAGGCATTAGCACAGACTGAAATACAAATTGAGCAAGCTAAGTCTCAAATGGAAATACAAAGAATGCAACAGGAGTTACAAAACAAACAACAGTTGATGGCTAAGGAGTTTGAGTACAATATGAAGCTCAAACAAATGGAAGTTGATGCATCAACAAAAAAAGAAGCTCAAATAGAAGATCGTAAAGATAAGCGAACTAAAATTCAAGCTTCACAACAGTCTCAAATGATTAGTCAAAGACAAAACGATTCTGCTCCAACAGACTTTGAAGCAGAAGATTCATTACAACTACCATTATTATCGTAGTTATTTATTAATTTTTATATTATTTTATTATGTCAGAAACAAAAGAAAAAGCTGGAAAGCTTAAGGTGAAAGCTAAAATTCTTAAACCTAAAAATTTATCAAATAGTGATGAACCTATAAAAATAGATTTATCAAAACCTAAAACAGAAGAACAAGATGCCATTCAAGTCGGAGAAACAAAGGAAATACCTGTGGTTGAAACATCCGGAGATAGCGAGAAAGTGGGAGAACAAGTACAAGAGCCCAGTCCGATTGCTGAAGTTCAAGAAGAAAAACCTGTAATTGAAGAGGTTAAAGAAGAAGAAGATGAGGTTATTTCAATAGGTGAAAAAATGGAACCACAAGCAGAGTTAAAAGCTGAGGAACCACAAGCCACAAAACAAGATATTAATTTACCTGAAAACATTGAAAAAGTCGTAGACTTTATGAAAGAAACAGGTGGAACATTAGAGGATTATGTTAGGTTAAACGCAGACTACACTAATGTAGATAATGATACTTTATTAAGAGAGTATTATAAAAACACAAAATCACATCTAGATTCAGAAGAAATTAGTTTTCTATTAGAAGATAATTTTTCATTTGATGAAGAAGTAGATGACGCAAGAGATATTCGAAAGAAGAAACTTGCATATAAAGAAGAGGTTGCAAAAGCCCAGAAGCATTTAAATAGTTTAAAGAGTCAATATTACGACGAAATCAAGTTGAGACCCGGAGTAACTCAAGAACAAAAAAAAGCTATGGATTTTTTCAACCGCTACAACGAAGAGCAAGGTGTAGCAGAGCAACAACATGAAGTATTTAAAAACACTACTAAAGATTATTTTACCAAAGAATTCAAAGGTTTTGATTTTAGCGTAGGAGATAAAAAATTTAGATATGGTGTTAAAAATCCTAGTGAAGTTGCAGATAATCAATCTAACATCAGTAATATAGTTAAGAAGTTCTTAAACGATAAAGGTGATGTAACCGATGTAAAAGGTTATCACAAAGCTATGTATGCCGCACAACATGCAGATACTATTGCACAGCATTTTTATGAGCAAGGCAAAGCCGATGCAATTAGAAATGTTGCTGCGAAATCAAACAACATTAGTAATGAAGCTAGAGCAAGTGCTCCAAGCGACGTGTTTGTTGGTGGATTTAAAGTTAAAAGTATAAGTGGTCTTGACTCTTCAAAATTAAAAATCAAAGCAAGAAAATTTAACTAAAACTAAAAATTATTTATTATGGGACAAATTGCTCCAGTGTTTGGAAGTATCGTACCTTCTCAAACGCAATTACCGCTAGCTAACAATTACCTAGCATTTAACACTGCTGCTGCAGGTGCAAATGATTTTGCACAACAGTATCTACCAGAAGTATATGAAGCTGAAGTAGAAAGATATGGAAACAGAACTTTATCTGGTTTCTTAAAAATGGTTGGCGCTGAAATGCCAATGACATCTGATCAAGTTATCTGGTCAGAACAAAATAGATTACACATCTCTTACACAGGGTGTACATTAACAGGACCTGGTGCTGGAACATTTGTTTTCAGTGTACCTACTAACGCTGCTGTTGGTGCCGCTTCTGTTAAGAATGCAATTGCTCCAAATGATACTATCGTTGTAATGAACCCAACAACGGGTGTTACATTAAAAGGTATTGTAGGTCTTGTAGCTCCAAATGGTGCTTTAACTAACGTTACTGCTTATCCATTTACTGCTGCTAACTGGGATACTTTAGGTATTGCTGCTGCTGCAGGTGCTGCTGGACTTAAGATATTCGTTTATGGTTCTTTATTTGCTAAAGGAACTGGAAGCGGAAGTTTTTCAGTACAGCCACAATTTACTCAATACTCTAATCAACCAATCATTATCAAAGATAGATTTGAAATCAATGGTTCTGACATGGCACAGATTGGATGGGTAGAAGTTGCTACAGAAGATGGAACATCAGGATATTTATGGTATTTAAAGTCTGAGTCTGAAACAAGATTACGTTTTGACGATTACTTAGAAATGGCAATGGTTGAAGGTGAATTAGCTGACGCTAACGGTGGTTTTGTTGCTCAACAAAACTTAGTACCTGGATTCTCTGGAGTTAATGCTGCTGCTGGATCTATCAATGCTCACGGTACTGAAGGTCTTTTCCAAGCTATTACTAACAGAGGTAATATCATGAGTGGATTCCAAGGTGCTACAGGTATTTCAGATTTCGATCAAATACTTAAAAATCTTGATACTCAAGGTGCTATTGAAGAAAACATGTTATTCTTAAATAGAGATACAGATTTAGAATTCGATGATATGCTAAGCCAAATTTCTGCTGGACAATCTGGTGGAACTGCTTACGGTTTATTTGAAAATTCTGAGGATATGGCTTTAAATTTAGGTTTCTCTGGTTTCAGAAGAGGTTCTTATGACTTCTACAAAACAAGCTGGAAATACTTAAATGACGCTTCAACAAGAGGTGCAGTAGCTGTAAACAATATCGATGGTGTATTAATTCCTGCGGGAACTTCTACAGTTTATGACCAAATTTTAGGTACAAACATTAGAAGACCATTCTTACACGTAAGATATAGAGCTTCTCAAGGAGATGACAGAAGATACAAAAACTGGATCACTGGTACTGCTGGTGGTGCTTACACTTCTGAAATTGACTCGATGATCGTAAACTGGTTATCAGAGAGATGTTTAGTTACTCAAGCTGCTAATAACTTCGTGTTATTCCAAAGCTAGAATTACTTTAAAGAGTTAGGCGCTTCGGCGCCTAGCCCTTTATTTTTTTATTAATTATATTATATTATATCATGTCAAAGACAAAACAAATTTCAACCCCTGAATGGGAGATCAAGGATAGAACTTATTTTTTAACAAATAAAGTATCACCTTTAACATATACATTAGGAACAAGACATTCAAGACGTTATCCATTATTACATTTTGATGAAAAAAATGGAGAACAAAGAGAATTAAGATATGCAACCAATATGAATTCACCATTTGTTGATGAACAAAAAGGAGAAGTTACATTAGGTCATGTTATTTTTGAAGAAGGAATGTTATTCGTACCTAAACAAAAACAAAATTTACAAAAACTACTTTCATTATACCACCCTAGAAAAGGTCACGTATATGCAGAGTTTAAACCAGAAGTTGTCGCAACTGATGAAATCGATGAAATCAATTTTGAAATTGAAGCTTTACTTGCTGCTAAACAAATGGAAGTTGACGAAGCTGAGTCTGTTTTAAGAGTTGAAAAAGGATCTGCTGTAAGCACAATGAGCTCTAAAGAAATTAAAAGAGACTTACTTTTAATGGCAAAACGAAACCCTGCAGGATTTTTAGCTATAGCTAATGATGAAAACGTAGGATTAAGAAACATAGGTATAAAAGCTGTAGAGCAAGGTATCGTTAAGTTATCTCAAGATCAAAGAACATTTCACTGGGGAACTAATGATAGAAAATTAATGACTATACCTTTTGACGAACAACCATACTCGGCGTTAGCTGCTTGGTTTAAAACTGATGAAGGCGTAGAAGTTTTTAAAACAATCAATAAAAAGTTACAATAATATGTAACTATAATTATAGTGAAGGGTCACTTCTGTGGCCCTTAACACTATTAACTAAAATATTAAAATGGCAATAAACGTAAATACTGTATATCAAACCGTTTTATTAATACTAAATAAAGAACAGAGAGGCTATATGACACCTGTTGAGTTTAATAAAATAGGTGGACAAGTTCAATTAGAGATATTTGAAAAATATGCTGAAGATATGAATCAGCAACTACGTGTGCCACAAATAGATTTAGATTACTCTGATAGACAAATAAATGTAGATGAAAAATTATCTATATTTAAAGAAATAGATACCGCTACATACACAATAAGTGGTCATCAAATACCTTTCCAATACTCTGGAAATTCATCGACAACACAATCGTGGACGTCAACAACTAATCAAATTACATATCCTTTAATAGGAGATTCAATTAGTTTTGCTGCAAAAAATGCTATTAGTAATGTTTTTGTAGACGAAATACAATATTCACCAGATCAATATATTATAAGTGGTGGAAATTTAATATTAAATGGTACACCACCTCAAGCTGGTACTACGGTTGTAATAAATCTATATAGCAAGCAATTTTATAGACTTGGTACTGTTATATACAGCGCTGGAGGAACGTTGCCAATACAAGAGCTGGAAAGAGTTGGTTCTAGTGAGCTTTATCATTTACTTAGTTCTAATCTAACTAAACCTACAACTAAATATCCTATATATACTTATAAAAACAATTATATAAATGTTTACCCTCAGTCAATTGATTTTGGTATTTCAGTAAACTATTTAAGAAAACCTATACCACCTATTTGGGGTATGGATTCAAGTATAACAACTCAATATACTTTTAAAGCTAGCAGTTCTTTTAATTTTGAATTACATAGTTCTGAACAAGCTGAATTAATATTAAAAATATTATTATATGCTGGTGTAGTAGTTAGAGATCCAGAAATAATACAAGTTGCAGCTTCTCAAGTGCAACAACAAGAAATAAATCAAAAAAGCTAGACTATGTCAATACCTAACGGAGGTTTAATAACCGAAACAAATAGACAATATTACGCTGGTGCACAGCAGTTTCAAGCAAAAGCTCAAACAGCTACTAACGTTCCCACTGATTATGTAGGTCAAACTTTTACTAGTACTTTTGATACTAATTTAACTTTTAGTAGCTCTGACAATGCTTCTAATGGTTTTAATTTAAATAACTTTAAAATATTTACAAGTCCAGACGCAAATACTTGGACAGAATTATTACCCTCATCTGCTATAGCTAAAACAACTGGAACCAGTAATACTGCTTCTGCAATTACACAAAAAAATATAACTATTGCAGCTGCAAACACAAGTGTTTTAGTAGGTATGACAGTGCTTTCAGCTACTGGAGCCTTTATAGGTGTTATAGCTAGTGTTGCGGTTGGTAATCAAACATTCACATGTGTAAACAATTTAGCTGTTGCTATTTCTAATTTAGATGTATTAACTTTTAAATTAGTTCAACCGTATTCTGAGCTTAATAATATAATTACAATAAATGCTTCGTTACCACCTAGTATATATGTTAAAATACAATTAAATGAAAATACACTGTGGGATAGCAACGGTAGTTATTCATATACTAGACTTGATGATGTTATTGATAATTTTTTAATAGCTTATGTAGGAGCTGGTAAACTTATACCTAGTATCAAAAGAACTGATGTTATATTTCACGCTAAACGTGGTTTACAAGAATTTAGTTACGATACACTAAAAAGTATACGATCACAAGAATTAACAGTACCCTTAAGTTTAACACTAACTATACCTCAAGATTATGTTAACTATGTTAGGTTTTCGTGGATAGATCAAATGGGTGTACAACATACTATATACCCAGCCAACGAATTAACATTAAGGCCCTATGCTACACCAACTCAAGCTGGAGATGGTAGTATAGTACAAGACAGTAATGACAACAACACGGAATTAACATCACAAACAACAGAAGCCTGGAACTCTAATAATCCTAGAGCATTAAGTGGTGCGTTTTTAAATGATTACAACGTGGCTGATTTGTATTGGCAAAATTATTATAACAATGCTTTAGGTCAAAGATATGGCTTAAACCCTGTTACTAGTCAAAGAAATGGTTGGTTTGTAGTAGATGATAGAAAAGGACAGTTTGGTTTTTCTAGTGATTTAAAAGAAAAATTAATTATTGTAGAGTATATTTCTGATGGTAATGCTTATGATCTTGATGCTAGAATACCTAAAATGGCAGAAGAAGCTTTATATGCACATATAATATATTCTATATTATCAACAAGTGTAGGTGTTCAGGAATACATAGTACAACGATTTAAAAAAGAAAGAAGCGCTAAGTTAAGAAATGCTAAAATAAGATTGTCTAATATTAAGCTAGATGAAATAGTTCAAGTGTTTAGAAATCAATCTAAATGGATTAAATATTAAACATGGCAGAAATTAAAAACAGTTTTCTAAAATCCAAGATGAATAAAGACTTGGATGATAGACTTATTCCTAATGGTGAGTATAGAGATGCAAGAAACATATCTGTAGGTAGATCTGAAGATGATGATATAGGTGCATTAGAAAACATAAAAGGTAACACTTTGGTTCCAGGAACTAACGTTGGTACTTTACAAGTTATAGGTTATTTAACAAGTAATAACTCTGAAACTATATATTTGTTTTTAACTAATAATTCTACCGCTTCCCCAGGAACTAACCATTATATATATAAATACTTTAACAGTTCATATACTAAAATACTAGAGGGTTCATTTTTAAATTTTAGTGCAGATAACTATATAAC